CTCTAGGCCGTCTTCTTCACAGAATAGTCGGGAGATTACATTATCCCATGAGTCGAATCCAGATACTGGAACGACAGGAATAATATGGTTGACTTCCACATTCTTAGCTGGAAAGTCTTCTTTACACTTATTGCACGTATAGAACTTAGCCAACCTGTTAGAAGCAGGATTAACTTTCTGACCTACACACGCCTTAGATAACACAGTGTACTTTGGTGGCCAACGTTGAGAAGCACTACGCAATGCACTCTTAACGAATGAATTGAAACGTGCTACTGTCCATGTACCGTTATTATAACTGGTCTTCGTCATCATCATCCTCATCTACAATTGGAGGAGGATATACGCTGTTCTCTTTGATAACTACATCAAATCCAAATCTATTCAGTAACGCATTATATACCTCCTCTGATTCATACGATTCTGAAGAATAGCAATGCGCGTGAGGCATCATCTCCAGAATTACTACATTGTCTACCCTAACAATAGCACCTTCAGCGAATGAGGGTCCACACACTTCGCAGTCATGCTCATCGTAAACCCATTCAATCTCTACGCTATGTCGGGGAGGCTCCACAGGACTGGTTGTCCCGTCTCCGTCAACTCTCTGGTCATCCACAACAATCGTCCTTGTTCTAACAGTTCTACATCCCAAGCATCCCCATAGGCGGCCTTGTAAGCCTCTCTAACGGCCTTAAAACAGTCATCAGGTGTCTGCATATGTTCTAAGATTTCAAAGGCTGCTACAGGCCCGCATTTGTCAATGCCAGGAATACTATCTACTCGATCACCTGTCAGGCATTGGGAGTAGAAGAATTTGATACCATATCCCTTAATTGACTTTCGGTCATGTGATAATGCAATAGAGCCAAATTCGTCAACCAACATGGGGCCAAATTGGGGCTGGTTGGCAAGTTCCCATCCGTAGTGCCATCCTGGGACTTGTCTAAGGTCTTTATCACGGGTGCATATGATGGTTTCGTCTGGTCTTCGGGTTTGTTCGAGGGCCATAAGGTCGTCTGCTTCCAACCAGTCTTGTTGTCTGTAGTCATATACAGCTTTCAGATATGCTTTGATGTTCTTGTAATGCCAAGGCTTGTTTCCAGGTCTTGCTTTATAGGGTGTGCGTTTAGCAATATCGAATCTAAAGTTTGTAGAACCAGTGAAGAACAGAATAGGCGGTGTGCTATCATCCTGTCCTGCAATGGCTACGATATTGTTAATCCTGTTGGTTAGTAGTTGTTCTACATAATCCCAAGTAGGGAAGCCAGGCTGTTGCCAACCTGACTCCGCTGCAAACCCGATCTCATAACACAGAACATCTGCGTCGATCAGGCATTGCATTAGTAAGGGGCGTCTTCGTCTTCAGCTTCTGCTGGTGGCTCCTCAGCCTTAGGAGGCTTAGCAGCTGGCGCTTTAGCACTACGAGGACGATCACCACCGCCACCTAACAACTGCTCAAGGGGAGAACCTTTGTAGTTCAGATTGCCCTTAATCTTTTCACGCAACCATTCAGGCAATGCATTGAATACGTCCAAGTCAGGTGCATCCAAGTCCAAGAGCTTTGCAGGGTTAACAAGCTCGGGGCACTTGTCAGCGTCACGAGGACGCATAGCAGAAATAGTTGCAATATTGTCATATACCTTGTCACCCACTGCGTTGTTAACAATGGTCACATTGATTGGCTGACCAATAGCCTTAGCAAAATCACCGTCAAACTCACCTGATGGATCAAGCGCATTGTAACGCTGTGTGCTCTTAGCCTTATCTGCATACAAGCCATAGAACGGCAGTGTCTCAGAAATCCAACGAGGTTTGTCAGTAAGCTCTTCACCCTTCTCATCTACCATGAATGTGTCAACCAATTCGTAGGTCAACATAATCTCTTGGGCTGGAGGTTTGTCCTTGCCTTGATATGGACGTTGAGCTTGCAAGCCCAGGTCAATGATCTGAACTAGACGAGCTGGATATGTACCTGGCTCAATGTTAGCCTGTGGTGTACGATTGCCACCACCATTACCGATTTTCTTTGCGTTAAGTGCCATAGTTATTCCTTTTCGATTTATTAATTAATTAAGCTGCTTGGGGGTAGTGACGAATCTTTGCCAGACGATCCAATGGATATACCAATGTCTCACCATCTTTAGTCATAACAGCAACCACTGTGCTGCTTACTTGATAACCAATGATGTCTTCGTATGTAATAACTTCGTCAACATTCTTATCTTGGTCAAAGTCATACGTACCATAGAACGTCAGTTCAATATTGTATGGAGGTTTTTGTTCGTCGTCAAATTGTTGTGTAGCTTCTGTCATATATTTCCTTAGTGAATGGCGTACCAATTACGCCCAATAGCACCCTCACCAGCGTGAGGACACTTAATACCATAATATTCGCCTGCTAGACGAATAGCGTCTTCTGAGATGCGTTTAACATCATCAGCAATTTCTTGTCTACACTCGATTGTATACTCATCGTGGTACCAACAAACAACACCGTAGTCAACTCCCCAGACGTACTTCTTTTCAAGTTCTGCACACAAGATGCAGTAGGCTTTAGCCATGTGAATGGCTTCATCTGATTGTAGGAGATATACTAAGATTTGATGTTCAGAAGGAACCTTAATAGGTCTACCGTCAAGTCCTGTAATAGTTCCGTTGAAATATTCCATTCGCTTGAACTGTTGATTATATCTTTGTCGTGCTGTGCTTCTCCATTCTTTAGTTAGTCGCTCCATGAGTTCACCAAGTCCGTCAAGACCTCGGTATAGTTTATCCCTGAGTTCTGCTCCAGAACCCACAGGCTTCTTAGCAGTCTTTGCAAGTTTTGTATCTCCTCCTCCGAAGAGCAGACAATACATAACGTTTTTTGCAATGTCTCGGGATTCAAGGTCGCCAGCGACTTTGGTAAGGGTGTGAGGATCAGTGCCATCTTCTTTATTACCTGATACCATAGCATAGATATAGGCATCGCTACCCATACGTGCTGCTAGTTGTCGTAGTTGATTACCTGCTGAGTCCGTACCTACTAGAACAAATCCATCCTTAGAGGAGAAGATTGCTCGCATCTGTTTACCGTAGAAGCTTGAGGCTTTAGGTATGTTGACAATATTTCGGTGCGTAGCTCGTCCAGTGACTGCAAGAGTATTGACGACACTAGGTATGCGTCCATCTTCTCGAATAAGTCCGAATAGTCCCTCAATAACTGAACGCCTCTGCCTGCATTGCACTCGTCGTGCGACAAGAGCGCCAAGCTTTGACTCAATTCCTTCAAATGGATCATCTTTAGATAGTTTAGGACTTGTTCTTTCTCCGTCATCGTTTGTGTTCCATTCTAATGGTTCCCATCCTAATTGTAAAAGAAAGTCTTTAGTTTCCGCATTGGAGTCTAAGTCTGTTACCCTAAAGCTAACACGACTAAAGCAACCAACAACGGGCTTAGTGCCGATAGGAATATTACTCCTGCCACACCAATCAATAACACTTTGAGAATAAGCACCCGACTTGAGGAAGGGTTTTCTAATGTAGTTGTATTCGCCATTCTTTTTTGTTTCTTCAATCTCCAGAATTTGGGGTAATCGTGGAGTGATTACACTGTCAATTCGTTCTATCCATTTAGTAAGCTGACGTACACAGAAGTGCATATGGTCTTGGTCAACAAGCCAACCGTATTCCTCTTGCTGTTGGAGTCGTGTAAACAACTCGAACGACATAAGGAAAGCGTTACGCCACTTACCACCCTTCGATTCTTCAAGCAATGCTTTATACACTAGCTCTAGAATTTCAACGTCTTCAGCACAGCGATGTAACATCTCAGGAGAATAGTTCTCCCAATCGTTATGCTCTGGCTTACCACGTCCTACTCGATAACCCCATGACTCAATGGAATGAGGGCCAGCTTTCTTATTAGCACAGTTGAATGGTACTAGGCGCTTAGGGTCAAGCAATCGAGACATGATTAGTGTGTCAACTACCTTACCTGTATACGTCCAGTTCCATAGCTTCTTGAGCAATGGAAAGTCATAGCCAATGCCATTGTGTGCA